AAGTGAAGGATTTTTATTTACAAACCCAGTACCACCGCAGCAATGGGAGCGTAAACTGGTAAGCGGAATAACTTATGCCGATTGGGACAGTACGGCGGAGGTAGATGTTTTCTTTGCTACCACTACCGGACTTTCCCCGACTTATAAGTACAATAAATACTTTTGGATTGCAGGTAGCCTTTATTTTCACAATGGAATAAGTTATGTTCCCGTTTCACCTGCGCCGCCTTCAGGCAATTTGCAAAGCCTTAATTATACCGTTACAGCGGATGGCAATACTGTAACAATCCCCGCTTTGGATGGCAAAACACTTGTAAGCCTGCAAATGGTAGGACAGATTTACGACAATAGCCAAATTTCACTTATGGCCGGGGGTGTGGTTAACGCTTCTGAAATTGGCGGCTTTTATGATGGCAATTACCTTACAATCGTTTATAAATAACCTCTATGAATAAAGTAAAATTAATATTCGCAGTTTTAATGTTGGTTGCCGGGATGGCATCAGCACAGACAAAAACAGTTATTCCAACAGGGAATAAAAATCAAATAACC